GTAAGTTGTTCTTGTGTCAGGATTTTCAGGGCTTGAGATGCTTTTTCATTACTATAACCATAGTATTGTTTTACACATTCTAAGTCTTTGACTTTATCCTTTCGGAGCCAGGGAGAAAATCTCTTCCGTTTCCTAAGAGTATTTAGATAAAAAGAATATTGCATATCTTTGTCAAGTTGATGATGCTTATTCATTTCGTTTGCATACATCACACAATCAATATGTCCTGATAGACAACGATTAATAATGTATGGGGGATATTCTTTAATATTTTCTGATAAATCTTCCTTCGTAAAATTAATTGAGTTCAACCAGTCCTTCAGTTCCATAACAAATCTTTATTATAATTAAACAGCAAAAGTTCCTTTCTTTCTTTTTGCTCACGCATATATTCACCAACCGAACGCATCGTATAAGTCAGATCAAACTCACCTGTCTTCCACTTTTCACCTACAAAACGGTCCTTTACAAGTTGATCGGAGTTATAACTTACCAGTTGATGCATATAACAAGCAGCGCAATCAGCAGCAAACTTATCGTGATCAAATCCTTTGTGCATTGATCCCTTACGCCCATAGAGATTATCCTTAATGTCATAAGGAGGATCGAGATACACAAAGGCACCCATATTTCCATCCAACAAATAGTCGTAGGAATAATTAGTTATACGCCAATTTGCTATTAGGGTAGAATACTCAGGTAGTTTTTCAATACCACGCAAACTGAAGTTGGAATTGGATGCTTGTGGGGAAAATGATGAACTCTCTGTGAGACCACTAAAAGAACACTTATTAACAACATAGAAAGCCACGGCACGATCAAAATTTGACATATCTTTGTTATTGATATGTTGCTTTGATTTTAGAAACAATTCTTTAGCTAAATCTGGAGTATTGTAAGCAACTTTATAATCAACCAACTCGTTCTTCAAATCATTTCCAAACATCTGGAGTTGTTGCCAGAAGTTTACAAGTGGTTCATATAAATCATTCACCCAAATATTTAATCCAGGATACTTTTTGGTGATATAAATTGCAACACTTCCACCACCAAGAAATGGTTCGCGGAACTCATCATAGTTACGAAGGTCTGGGAAATAAGGTCCCATCTTTTCACAAGCACGGGACTTACCACCAGGATACCTCAAAGGAGTTTTAAGAGATTTCATTTTAATTCATACTCTCCATAGTTTTTGTACGGTATCTAGTCTTATTTTATCCTTAATTTCTCTTAAAACATTATAATCAGTATAATTAGATTTTTTCTTATTACACTTATGGCATAGTAACTGAAGATTATATGGATGTGTTCTATATTGCCAAAATCTCCTCAAAGGAAGTTTGTGATCAACGCAAATGTGATCAATACTTCCACACTTACAACATTTAAGATCCTTTCCCTTTTTAAATTCATCCCTACATTTAATCCACTCTTCACTATGATAAAATTTTTGCCCATCATCGGCAGAATATTCTAAAGGATAGTAATCATTAAAAGGTTGCTTCCAATCAATACTCCTACTCAACTGCTTGAATGGAGGGGTTGATTTATATTTTTTTCTCTTGCTCATTTAAATTCACACTCCACCATAACTTCAGTTAGTGCTGCAAGAAGATTGATTTCTTGATCCGCAACAAAAGCAATTTGATATTGATACTTGGCAATAATAAGAACTGCCGCTGGAATGGATCCAGGAACTAGAGCATCATAGAGAGCATCATAAACCCTACGAAGAATTACCGCAGAGTCATTATCAAGGTTTGCTGTAACCCATTTACGAACTTCGGTAAAGTTCTTCTCTTTCAAATACTTAATTAGTTCACTTACAGAAACATCCGAGAAAGATGCAAGAATGCCAGAGTCGATTTTTACTCCTGTAGAATATCTTTGGCATTCGTTGAGGACGCGACGAAAATCTGGGAAGTGTTTAGAAACAAGTTCTGCAACGACTTTTTGATCGTACTCAATCCTTTCCGCATCCAAGATTGATTGAAGTCGTTGAAAGAAAGAACCTGCAAGTTGAACCCTTTGCTTCCCTTTGATTGTGAAGTCGATGACTGCACAACGGGAGTGAAGCGGTTCAATAATTTTGTTCTTGTAGTTGCAGGTGAAGATGAATCGGCAGTTGTTATAAAATGCCTCAATATTCGCCCGTAGTAGGAGTTGTACGTCGTTGCCCGTGTTGTCAGCCTCATCGATGATGATGACTTTGTGTTTAGAAGATCCCGTAAGTGAAACGGTCGAAGCGAAGTTCTTTGCTTGGTTCCGTACAGTATCCAAGAAACGTCCTTCGTCGGATCCGTTGATGACATAATAATCTGCTCCCAGTTCATTACATAATGCTTTCGCAATTGTGGTTTTACCAATACCAGGAGGACCTGCAAGAAGAAGATTCGGAATCTCACCCTTCTCTACAAACTCCTTAAATGTTTTTTTAGTTTCATCAGGAAGAATACAATCATCAATTACTTGAGGACGGTATTTCTCCACAAAAAGAAATTCACTTGTCATAATTTAGACCCAATCAGGTTTGCGTTCAGGCATACGAAGATAATTTTCAGACACCCAAGGTTTGGATGCAATATATCTTCGATACGCTTCAAATGTATCAATAGTTTTGTCACACTTCCATTCCTCTGGCATAGCACGAGCAAATGGAGTCACTTCTGTAATCTTACCTTTAGGAAACAAATAGTATGCATCCACAAGAGTTTTGTAACAGGAGTGAGTTTTATTATACCGCAGGCAGTATTCATCGGACAAGTTCAGTCCCCACTTAATTAACCAGTAGGCATTATGGATACTCTCCATTGCCCACTTGGTACAGGGATGATTGCGGAATGCTCCTTTTTCGGTCTTGTATGGGGTTCCATCCGCTTTGGGGAGAGTGCCATATCCGTGTCCCCACTTGTCAGAGGCAACGATAGAGAGCATCTGACAGCACTCTAGTGGCATCTTAACGATATGCTTGTCGGGAAGACAAATGGCACTTTCAGCAGGCCAGGGAGAAGTGACAAAGATGTTCATCAACCAAAAGTAGAATCAGGCTCCAGAGCAATATAATAGCACAGGTCATGGTTCTTGGACTGGAATCGTGACAGAAGTTTTTGTGACACGACAACCTCATAAGTTCCAGGAAGAATCTTGATGTTCTCTACCTTGAAGTTGAAGACAAACTCAGAGTCGGTTTCACCGACAACAATAGAGAAATCATTAGAGGTATCGTTCTTCTTATCACGAACCACCAGTTTCACCACACCTGCTTCACCAACAGCAGAAATATCTGGGAGTTGATAAACTGCTGCTGCCTTAAGAAGTTTGTCAAGTTGTTCAGTACTCAACTCAAAACAAACATCTTCGGTAGGGAGATTGATTTCTTTTTCGGGGGGAGTGATAATTACATTCGGATCCGCAAAGAAATACTTGGAACGCATTTTACCTTCACGAATGACCACATAACTATCATTCTCAAAATCTAATTCAGGACTTTGATGAAGTCCAAGTCCATTCAGAAACTGGTTCAAATCATAGATACCAAAATCCTTGGGAAGTTCTTCGGTGATGGTTGCTTCGGCAAGAATGTTCTTCATCACGCTGATGGTGCGAAGTTTGTTCCCCTCCTTGAATAGAATGGACTGATTGATAGAAGAGAAGTTCTTCAGGACAGAAAGAGTTTTATCAGAAAGTTTCATAATAATCAGCGAAATTCAGTTAGACCGTTATTTTGACGGGAGTAATGACCATCAAAGTGGAGAAGAAGCATAGCATAGTGAATCACTTTGAGCAAATCACGTTTGTTGCGCCCATCTTTATCACCATAACGACTTCCATACTTAAGAATATTTGATTGACAAAAACCAACAGCAAGATCCTTTGCTGCCATCAAATCAATAGTTTGAATATCTTTGTAGTCTTCATTATGACCACAATAGTGACTACCATAAGTACTAGTCACATAATCCTCAACATCTTTGAGGATTTTATCTTCATTATATTTCCAGAGATGGTTTGTTGTTTCAGACATAGTAATAGTAAAAGTTGATTCAATCATAAAAAAGAGGAAGGCACTTTTTTACCTTCCCCAATTATATCAGTTTGCTTGCCTATCGTCAATATATTGTTCCATCCGTTCAGTTTGCGATGGCATTTGGAAATCAGCATCAACCTTATCATAAAGTTCGATAAATGCTTGCTTAGTTTCATCATCAAATCGGGCAGTACAAACATCAATTGCTTTTGCTTTGTTGCTAAAGATGCTGTAAGCACGGATGATATGAACCAGACGGCGGGTGCTGATGATCTCCTCAATACCACCATCGTAAAAAGTCTTGCGGATGATGTCTGCCCAGTCCACCAGACGCTTGCAGAAGTCACGATCTTCCACACCCAAATCCAGAGCAACCCCCTCAAGGATCTTCTGCTCCGTTGCTGGGTTGGGATAGGACTGCTCAAAGGTCACAGGGAAACGCTCCAGGAACGCTTCGTTGAGCACGTTGGTGCCGATGAAGCGACCGTCATCAGAACCCTTACCTTTCGTGTTTGCCGTGGCAATAACGTTGAAACCAGCAGCGGGTTTGACCCAGCGACCGATTTTTTTCAGGAAGACACCTTTACCTTCAAGGATGGATTGGAGACAGAGAATTTTGTTAGATGCAAGGTCAATTTCATCCAAAAGAAGAATTGCTCCTCGCTCAAGTGCCTCAATCACAGGACCGTTGTGCCAAGCAGTATTCCCATCAACAAGGCGGAAACCGCCGATAAGGTCATCTTCATCAGTTTCGATGGTAATGTTAACACGAATCAGCTCACGCTTAAGTTGAGAACAAGCTTGCTCCACCGAGAACGTTTTACCATTACCCGAAAGACCCGTAATGAACGTAGGATAAAAAAGACGGGACTGAATAATCTTTTTAACATCAGCAAAGTTGCCAAACTTGACGAAGGTATCATCTTTTTCGGGAATAAGATTTTGTTCTACAGGAGGAACTACTGCAGGTGCTTGGAAAGTACGTTCGATTTCTTCTACCTTTTGTTTAGTTACTTCAAGATTCCATTTTCCACGACCAACCTTAAACTCATCAAGTTTCTTGGTGACGGTCTGATAGTTAGAATCATTCAGAGTACACCACGCACGAATGTCTGCACCAGTCACGTTGTTGCCGTAGAGTGCTTGGAGAGAAGTGCGGATGTAGTCAGAAGAGAGTGTCATGTGTGTTTTGTTTCAACCTAGTCATTATAAGCGAAAAGGGCGGTCCAAAGCACCCCCTGTGGTCAGTTTGCCAACTGGTTCTTGAGTTTCTCAAGGTAGTCAGCACTAACAATATGACCAGTATAACCTGGATAATATTTTTCTACTAGTGCTGGAATACTCATAGCAGTTGTGCTGCTATTACATTTAATCCAAACTTCTTTAGTGTCATATTTTAATACATGTTCGAGTGGAAATTTAGTCTTCACTTTCTAATTCTTTCTGCTTGTTTACGCTTAGCAAAATCCATATAAGATTCTCCAGGTTTTAGTCTGTTGCTATAGTCAGGTTTCTTTTGTACAGAAACATCTTGACCACGATCTTCACGAGATCTCATTTTATTACCAGAGCCGCTGATGGCACGATCCTTTTTTGGATCTGGGTGCCACCAATCACCCGCCTCAAAAACAAACTCTTTATATGTTTTCATGCCACTAAAGAGATAAATTCTCCTAATACTTTTTTATTTAGTTTCTTAGTCTTCAGAGACTTGACAAACGCAGATTTGATTTGTGACTTGGTAGCACATTCAGCAACTTCAAACTCAGTATCTTGGGCAAGTGCTGTAGCAGACAATCCAAAATATGCATCATAACCAGAGTTGGTGATAGTAAAACTCTTCAGTTTCTTCCAATCACTTTGAATTTTATCATACTGCTTATCAAGTTGAGAATGATAGAGTTGAATGAAACGATGAGCATTACGGCTCTCAAGAACGCGAATGCCGATAAAGTTCATGGAAGGGAACTTATCCTTAAGATTCTTGAGAAGAGTATCAGTAAATCCATGATATCCATCATCAATTTTGTAAGTTGTTCCAAGTTTACGGTCACGAAGAAGAGTGTTGTGAGAATGAACATATCCAGTTCCGAGAACAGGTTCTTTTGAATAAGAACGACGAACTTCTTTATGATACACGAGTTGGTTTGCTTCACCATCAGTCAGAACAATACACTGAACCTTCTGAAGTTTATTTTCTTTTTGAAACTTAGGAAGAATTTGATGAAGAGTAATAAGAGCTTCATTCAGAGGGGTCCCAGAAAGAGCAATCCGATTAGAATAAGTGTAGGGAGAATAATAAGACCTACCAAAGCAGTAGGCAAGTCTCCAGATATTGAGAAGTTGATGCTCCAGTTCCTTACCATTTACTTTGCTAGTAAGAATATTCATCATGGAGAAAGTTTCATCAACAACCAACAAACTTTCTTTCTTATCATAATGAGATGTACGATCAGCAGCAATATAACGATCATTGTCATAATCATACTCACAGCGACGCCACTCATTAGTGAACGCATAAACCTCAAAAGGAATAGATACTTTCTTGCAGAACCACACAAGATTGAAGAGTTGCTTACAAGTATCGAGCATCACATCACACATAGATCCGCTCCAGTCAAGAACAAATACCAGACCATGATTCTTACCATCAGGAATAACAGAAACCTTCTTGAACAAATCCTCGTTGTATTTGTAGGTATGAAGACGAGCAGTATCTAGCACACCTGTTCTAGAAGTTGATGCACGAGCATACTGGTCTGCTGCTTTGCGACACTCAAACTCCTTCACAAGATAGTTAACTTCTTTCTGAGCAGAAACCTTAAATTTCTTATATTCAAGGTCAGATTCTTTGTAAAGATTTACTGGAGTAAATCCTTTCTCTTTAGCATGATCGTTATGCAATTTCTGTTGATGAGTAAATGAGGTATCAATCTCTTTATGAACCTCAGAATTCTTACTAATAACAGTATCAAGATTCAATTGAGGAACTTCCACATAATTATTTTCATATGGGTCATTTCCTACAAGATCACGAATCTTTTCTTCCAGAGAATCTGCTGTGCGAACTTCTGGTTCATCCCTTTCTCCACCAGATTTCACTGGAGTTTGGTCTCCCTGAGCAGTTCCACCATAAGAACCTTCATCCTCTTTGGGTTGGGAGTTTTCACTCTCACCATCTTGCTCTGAAGAGGAGTCATTAGATTCTACAATTTCGTTTGCGGGAGACTGAGAATTTCCACTCATTTCATGAGAATCAAAGTCAGCAACTTTCTGTTGTTGTTCCTTTTCTTTTTTGCAATACTTGTAGAGAAATTCTGCGGCAATCAGAACATCAGAGAAAGTCTCACACTCACCAATCATACGGACGATAGGCATCTCATCAAAATTATCAAAAGGAATTTCTACAAAGTTTCCAATCTTGTAATAGAGATTAACTTTGTCGGCAAGATTAAAAGTAGAAATATCTTCTTCTTCAATTTGAAAGAAGTCATCTTCATTCAGTTCTTTATAACCATTATAAAAGGTCTTAGCAAGTCCAGCATATTTACGCTTCATCAGTTTCTCGATGCGAGCATCCTCAACTACATTCACAAACTGAGAAGGAACTTTTACTTTATCAGTCCAATCCTCATCAGGGGTAAAGAGAGCATGTCCAACTTCATGACCCACCAGAAGGTCATAAACAATACCACTTGCTTTCTCCCACAGAGGTAGAGTCAATACACGAGTATGAACATTAAAGCAAGCAGTAGGAACTTTCTTATGCTCAACCACCAAGTCCTCAGTAGCAAGCAGTCGAGCAAGTTGAGATTTGATTTCGTGGCGAACAGGCATCGGATTCGTTTCGTATGTACCCATCATACAACGAAAGGTCGCCCTTAGGACGACCCATGTGACGCTTTTTGAACTGGGCAAGTCTTGCTTTTGCTTGCCTTAGTGCTTGTGGTTTAAGTTTTCGTTTCTGTTCCTTCTTGGAATGGTGTTGCCAATTGGGAGTGTTCATTTAAGTAACAGGCCAATCTATGACCCGACGAATTTGTGTATTGTAGGACCATACCGATCTTAGCATATCAGTGTCAAGTCCAACGCCTTCCATTTGAACTACTAATGAGTTAAGATCTTTAGGAAAGCAGGTTCCGCCAAATCCACGATCACCATCAATACCAGGAACTTTAGAATGAGATTTTCCAATTCTACTATCTGCAGTTACACCATTACAGACAACGGAATAATCCATACCCATCTTCTCACAAAAGTCATACATTTTATTAAAGTATGCAACCTTTAGAGCTAAGAAAGTATTTGAAAAGTACTTAATAGTTTCACTCTCATTAGATGTAGTTATAATACTCGGAATGTGTGGAAATACAGTCTCAAAAAATTCAACAAACTTTTCACAAAGTTCTTTTTTCCCACCAACAATATTCCTTTCAGAATTTTTGAAATCTTCTACTGCATTTCGTGCAGTCAAAAATTCTGGATTATGAATTATTTTATGCTTCTCAGCATATTTTTTAGTAGTCCCAACAGGAACTGTAGACTTTAATATAAATGTTGATTCAACATTACTCGGAATAGAATCAAAAAAACTATTCAGTATTGAAAGATCGCACTCTCCCGTCGATTTCATCGGAGTAGGCAAACAAACAAAAATAAAATTTTGTTCAAGAACTTCTTCGAAACTATTTAATGATCTAGCACTATCCACATCATAGACTTTACAAGAAACTTTATCTTTAAAGTTTTGATGAACAGCATTACCAACAAATCCATTACCTACAATTCCAATCATAATACCATCCTACTGAAACCTTTTACTTTCTCAAACTTTATAACACTTTCAAATTTATCCTCTAACCCATTTTTGTGAGAGATAACAAAGATGTTAGCATCTTTAATCACATAACGAATAATCTTAAGGAACTCTTCTGTTCCAAATCCATCAAGCGAAGAATCAAACACCTCATCCATAATCAGAAGATTTGTATTAACTGAGTTTTTCATTCTTGCAACTTCTCTCCAAGTAAAGAGTAGTGCAAGGTCAATTCTCATTTTCTCTCCTTCACTAAAAGAAGCATAAGAGAAATCTTCATGAATAGGTGACTGGACGGTTTCGTTAAATTCCTCATCAAGTGTGAAGTTGATGTAGAAATCCATCATCTGAAGATAACGGTTAACTTGCTGATTTATCAGCGGTAGGTACTTCTTAATGATTTTGGATTTTACTCCACCGTCTTTAAGTAAACTATACGAAAAATCGTAGTAGTTGATTGTGTCTTTTTTAGAAGCGAGTTCGTCGTATGTAGTTTTTAAGTTTTTATTGAAGGATTCTAACTTCTCATGTTCAGAATTTCTGTTTGCAAGGTTCTCGGTAAGAGTTTGAATTTCAGATTCAAGATTTCGGATTTGTCTCCGCAATCCATTAATCTTAATATTGTTTTGAGAAATGCCATTCGTTAGATTTGAAATCTCCTTCGATAGAGTATTGAATTGACGCTCTCGCTCCTCTTCCTCTTTAATTGCCTCCTCTAGTTCTTTGTAACCAGATTGCAACTCTTTTGCTTTATTTTGAGCGTCGGTAATTCTATTTATTCTGAACTCTTCATCAATTGACTGTGTGCAGGTGGGGCATACCGTATTTTCTGTAAAGAACTTGTGCTCTTTAGTAATTGTAGATACTTTTTGTGATATCTTTCCTTTAAGGTTTCCCAACTTACGAAGTTTTTCTGCATATCCAGTTATTGCATCTTGCTCACGAATAAGTTCTCTAAGTGGTTCTTCTACAGATTCATTTTCCTGAATATATTGCTCTATTTCCTTATCTAAATCAGAAATTTTCTGATTATTGTTGTTTATATTATCCTTCCCACGATTTTCGAGTTCTTCAATAAACTCTTCTTGCATCTTGACTTTATCAAGAAGAGATTCTTTCTTAAGTTCAAAAACTTTAATTTCCTCTTTGACAGAACGAATCTTTTCTTTGATAAGAGAATTCATAGAAGAGAAGATTTTAATATCAAGCAAATCTTCAATTACCTCTCTACGGTGTGCAGCAGAAAGTTGCATAAAAGGAACAAAAGTGCTGCTACCCAAAATAACAATTTGAGTAAAAGACTTATAATTCATTTTAAGAACATTTTGCTCTAACCATTTCTGCTGGTCAAGTGCAGCTGCCGATTGGTCCAGAGCAGCATCATTTCTCCAGATTTCAAAAATGGCAGGTTTAATCCCCCTAACAACTTTCCACTCAGTATTGCCAATAGAAAATTCTACCTCAACCTTACAATCCTTTTCATTCACAGAATTGATAAGTTGTGGTTTATTAATCTTACGAAATGGTTTTCCAAACAAAGAAAAAGTGAGAGCATCTAGAACAGTTGACTTACCTGCTCCATTTGTTCCGATGATCAAATTTGTTTTGTTTTTTGTAAAATCAACTTCAGTATATTGATTACCAGTACTTAAGAAGTTTTTCCAGCGAATAGTTTTAAATAAAATCATAATCAGATTGGGGAGGAATTACAATATCATCAGATGTAATGAGAGTATATTGATAACCATGCAATTCACAGGTTTTTAGCATTACATCATCTTCTATTTCAATCACATGCATTTCTGGATATCCATCTTCTTCTAACATCATAGCATAACGAGTTGCATCATCTTCTTCTTCAAAAAGATATAAAATGTGCTCTCCCTCATCATCAAGTACAGAATATGCACCTTCAGTCTCTCTACCGTTGATTGTCAGAATAAACATACTAGACTAATTCACATGCTTCTTGATATATCTCATGTATCATTTTTTGAACAATTGATTTATCAAGATTAATTTCTGCCTCCTCAATATATCTATTCAGAATAGAAAGAGTGTCTTCTGATTCGAAGGCTTCAAAGTCTTCAGATTCTTGAATTACAAAATTTTCAACAATCTTGAGTTCAGCAACTCCAGAACTATAAAGTTTATCAACAAATTTTTCAAACTTCTTCGTATCTGTTTTCTTACGAACAATAATTTTTACAATTTTATTTTCATATTCACGAGTATCAAAAGTTTGATAGTTTGTATCCTCATAGTAAATATTATGAAATAACTTGTAAGGATTATTGATAGGTTCGTGAGTTATTGTTTCTGTATCAAAAATATGAAATCCACGAGTGTCATTCACATCATTCCAGAACATCTCATAAGGATTTCCTAGATAGAAGACTGTTCCGTTATCCGATCGAGTGTGATAGTGTCCCGAATAGACCCGGGAGAACTTGCCAAATAATTTGCTCTCCAAACCGTGCTCCATGACGATTTGTTTATTAACTCTAAATCCTTGGAGTTCAAGGTGCCCCATCGCACACGGGCAAGTTGTCTTTTCAATAAGTTTAAGAGTTTTTTCTTCATTTTCTTGATTAATCCAAGGTATAAAAAGTGTTGGAAGTTGACCCAACATCATTTCAGTTGGTTCAGAATATACAGTAACATTATCATATTCACGCAGAAGCAAATCAACTGCGTTTACATGATTCGTATTTTTGTAATAAGCAGTATGATTACCAACAATAGTATGAACTTTCACTCCCATTTCATGAAGACGGTCATAATAGTTATTTTTAGCCCATGAAAGAGCAGAGAAATCAATACCTTTACGACTATCAAAAGTATCTCCCATATCTACAACAGTAGTAATCCCATACTCTTCGAGTGTTGGGAAAAATACATTATTATAGAACTTTAGAAAATAATCATGAAAGAGTTTAGAATTTTTTCTTGCTCCAAAATGCTGGTCAGTAATAATTGCTAATTTCATTCAATATTC